GATTTCAACAACTGGAGCAAATGCCTGAATGGTACCAGTACAGCTTGGGCGTTATTGTTGCTGCAAGCTTTGGAGTCAGAAGCGCGACAAAGTTCTTTGGCAAAAAATGAAGTACATATTGTCCCTAATAAAAAAAATTTGGAGTCCTGATTGTGTCGGTGACCTGTCACAGCACAGACTGCACACTACTAAGTATGAGGATTTGTGTAAGTAATGGGTATCATGTGGTGTATGCGACCGTCTGCTAAAGAACGAGAAAGGATTAATCGTGGCCGAAGTAACGATGGAACGGTTTCTCAAGTGGAAGATACTACCCCGCTTGATGATGATTATGATGTCAATATCCGCTTGGCGGGTAGTGGAGTGGTTCATGCTGCTGCCCGACCCGACAAACGCTCAAGCAGGTCTAGTGAGTGTAGTCACGGGGGCCATGACCGGTGCATTTGCGGTGTGGCTGGGACATGAAAAACATTAGGAGATACATATGAAAAAGTCTGTACCCGCCCCAAAGGGTTTTCACTGGATGAAATCTGGCAAAGGATACAAGCTTATGAAGAATCCTTCCGGTGGATACAAGCCACACAAAGGCGCATCAACCCGTGCGTCTTTTGACGTACAGAAAGTACACAACAAATGAAGTACAACGCATCACACTTCTTGGACAAACTAATTGAACACGAGGGCATGGTGCTTACCGTGTATGAAGACAGTTTGGGCATAGAAACTATCGGTATAGGTCGCAACCTCAAAGACAGAGGTATCAGCACCGAAGAGTTAGCGTACATGGATATTCCCAACATGGATGTTGTATACGAACACGGGATTAGTGAAGCAGACGCACGTTACCTTGCAATGAACGACATCAAGATTGTAGAGAACGAGTTGTGCCAAGTACACGCTTGTGTAAATGATTTAGATGCTGTACGACAGCTTATCTTGATGGACATGGCATTCAACATGGGGGTGCCCCGCCTCTGCAAGTTTAAGAACATGTGGGCTGCAATACACGAGGGCAACTTTGATGCTGCCAGCATTGAGATGATGGATTCGCGCTGGGCACGGCAGGTAAAATCGAGGGCTAAAAAGTTGTCTGATGCTATGAAGTCAGGAGAGTTCTAGTACGTTATGATACACGTCTTTCTCCTGTTTGTTTTTGTAGGCGTGGGAGATGACAAGAAGTTAGTCAGCAAAGACATGCACTTCAAAGACCTTAAGGAATGTGTGTGGTACGCACAAACATTACATAGACAAGGCAACCTAATAACGGCATACTGTGTACCCAAATTTATAACGGATGGAAATGTAAAGGTGTACTGATGCCCCCACGTAATCACAAAAACTGGACTAAAGAACCTAGCCTAGAATATGTAAACTCTCTTATCTACTCTGACCAAAGTCTGTACGAAGAAGAACTAACGAACATCTTTTCAAAGGTGTGGGTTCCCTGCTTTCACAAGAGTGAAATGCAACACATAGGAAGCTACAGGACTGCACAGATAGCCGGGCAGAATATAATCACTGTCAAATTTGACAATGGCTACAGGTCATTTCTAAACAGAGGTGTTACATCCCCTTCAGGTAACGACATATCTTTGTGCTATCATGCACGAGGTTGGGGCGAACTGCCCTGCGAAGTAAAGCACGGCGGTATGGTATGGGTGACGCTAGATAAAAACCCTACTATGAGTGTAGAAGAGTGGACTTGTGGGGCATTTGATTGCATTGCTGATGCTATTGATACAGAAGAACTAGAAGTATTTCACTATCACAAGGCCATCATAGGAACTAACTACAAGTTGTGGCACGACACTAATAGTGAATTTTACCACGACTTCATGCACTACTTTAATCGTGTGTCGGGATTTAACGATGAATACTTTGCCCGCAAAAATATACCGTTTGATAACGGTCACGTAAACGTAAGTAGCTTTACAGTCAACTACGAAGAATACGAGGGGTTTGACGACAGGGGTGAGCTATCTTTTCCTAACTTGCCACCAAATCAGTGGTACATGGTGGACTTGTTCCCCGGCTATAACTTTAATTTGCGGGGCAGTGCATACCGCAGCGACAGCGTAACTCCACTTGGCCCTGACAGGGTGTTAATTGAGTTTCGTGGCTACGGACTAAAGAGTGACACACCAACTGAACGAAACACACGCATCGAACACCACAACTCAATATGGGGACCGTTTGGTCGTAACCTGCACGAAGACTTGATTGGGGTAGCTGGGCAAGGCACAACAATGCGTCCCGGAACTGAACCCCGCAATATATTGCACGGCAGACACGAAAACGGAACTATCCACGACGAAGTAGGAATGAGACACTACTACGCTGAATGGAGCAAGTGGATGGGAGTACATGCGAATAACCCGTTACAGAAAGCAGCATAAATGGACCCAATCAGTGCAATGGCTACCGCATCCGCTGCGTTCGGAGCAATTAAAAAAGGTTTTCAGGTAGGCCGGGACATTGAAGCGATGGCCTCTGACCTGTCCCGCTGGATGGGTGCCATGTCTGATTTGGACATGCTGGAGAAGGAAGCCAAGAACCCGCCTATCTTTAAGAAGCTATTTGCTGGCAAGTCTGTAGAACAAGAAGCCATAGAAACATTTGCTGCTAAACAAAAGGCTGAAGCACAACGCTACGAACTAAAGCAGTGGATTGGCATGACTATGGGCAGGTCTAAATGGGATGAGTTGGTTAAAATGGAAGGGTCCATCCGTAAGCAACGCCAAGAGACACTATATAAACAAAGGCAACGTAGACGTAAGTTTGTTGAAATTGTAGCATGGATATTAATGATACTGCTTGCTTCAGGCGTACTGTATGGATTCATATCATTTCTCAAAGGTCTTGCTGCTAACGCAACTCCTGAATATGTAGTATGTAGATTACAGGGATGTCAAACCATAGATGGAGAAAGGTTGTGTATATATCATGGTGCTAACAATACGGTGGATAGTGTTTGGATAAATCTCCATGAATACTTTCCAAAAGAAATACAGTGTAAGTACGACCCTAAAAACGAAAAACCTCCCTCATTACGAGACACCTTCAAAGCAATCGAAAAGTCAAGAAAATAATTCTTGCTAAATTAAATAAATAGGTGTATAATGACTAGCAGGGAGACTGACATGAAACGACTTGCCTACGAAGCTTTAAAGCATAAGTATGAGGCCCAAAAAAAGGATGCGATATTTGTATACGCAAACTACACAAATAATCCGGTGGCTATCGGTGAACACCCGCAACTGCTTGAGGAGATGGACAAGGCAGTCGCAAGTTGGGCGGATGCTCAAGACAAGTTGGATGCACTCCAAGTGCTTAATAGCGAAATTTAACGGATACTAACATGGCAAGCACGTATCTCACCCTAGTTAACAATGTCCTTCGGGACTTCAATGAGGTTGAACTAACCAGTTCCAACTTTGGTACGTCGCGTGGTGTGCAGACTGCAGTGAAAGACTATGTAAATCGTGGCATCACGGACATATTGAACTCTGAATTAAACTGGCCCTTCACTCGTGCGGAAGGGTCTGTTGACGTTATAGCAGGAAAACAATTATATAGTCATGCTAGTATAGCGTCTACTTTAAAGTACGTTGACTACGACAACATGTTTTTACGTCCTAAAAATTATATAACAAATGGAACGTATGAGGTATCCGGTTCTGCAAGTATAACGGGTTGGACCACCGTGTCGGGTAGTCCGGCAGCAAGTTCAAAGTTTGGTAATACTCTGCTTCTCACAAATGCAAAGGTAACTCAAGAAATATCAGACCTGATTGTAGGACGTTCGTACATAATACTAACGCAAGTTAGTGGAGGCACTCTTACTTTAGACGTGGGTACAAGTTCTGGAGGTTCACAGACTAAATCTGCTACGCTGACCATATCCAATGCTAACGAAGTAGCCATTAGTGAAACAACATTCACTGCTACGGCTATAACTCATTTTGTTTCTTTTACAGAGGGTTCTGGAAACGCAGCGCATGTAAAGCTCGTAGAGTTGAGTGAAAATGTGGAGTCAATACCCCTCAGATACTTGTCTTATGAAGAATACAACGAGCGTTTTCGCGATAGAGACTCCCGTCCTGATTCTGACAAGTTTGCTGACCCGGAGTATGTTTATACTACATACAATGATGAGATTGGCCTTACACCAATACCCGACACAAGTAACAGAACGCTAGAGTTTGATTACTACGTATCTCATACTGATTTATCTGGGGCGACTGATACGTCGATTATTCCAACGAGGTTCGAACCTGTGATAAACGCACGGGCCAAATACTACACACATGTGTTTCGTTCCGACGTACAGTCTGCACAATTCTCTTTGAAAGAGTACGAAGACGGAATCAAACGAATGCGTATTGAGTTACTCAACAGAAAAAATTATGTAAGGGCCGTTTAATTGGCTGACCTATCTCAAGCACAACCAGTAGCGTTTAACTGCGAGGGCGGTCTTGTAAAGAACCGCTCTACGTTTATGATGCAACCGGGAGAAGCTCTAGAGTTAGAAAACTTTGAGCCTGACGTAGAAGGTGGGTACAAGCGTATCAAAGGGTTTTCCAAGTACGTAACTGCTGTTGTAACGCACACGTCAAGTACATCTGAACCTATTCTTATGGTTGCATCATTTGCTGACAAGGTTGTTGCAGCGCGGGGCACCAGCATTTTTCAAGCTACGCCCGGAGGGTCTAGTTGGACAAGCATTGACAGCGGACGCACTAGCGCAGCCAAGTACAACTTTGAACGCTTTAACTTTGACGGCAACGATAAGTTGATTGTGGTTGACCAGACCAACGCTCCCACAGTATTCAACACCTCGTTTGCTGCCACTGACGTAAGTGAAAGCAGTGTTGCTGGTTCCAAGTTCGTAGCTGCATTCAAAAACCACATGTTCTACGCTGGTAAGTCTAGCACACCACAAGAAGTAGTGTTTAGCCAGCCGTTCGACGAAGACGCATTTTCTAGCGGCAGTGGCGCAGGAAGTATCAAGGTTGATGACACCGTTACAGGTCTTAAAGTCTTTCGTGACAATCTATTTATTTTTTGTGAGAACAGGATATTTAAAGTTGGCGGCAGTAGCTCTAGTGACTTTGCTGTCGTACCAGTTACTCGTAGCATTGGATGTTTGAATGGCTTTACTATTCAAGAATTTGCTGGTGACCTCATCTTTCTTGGTCCTGACGGGTTGCGTACAGTCGCAGGTACGGCAAGGATTGGTGACGTGGAGTTGGGCACTATAAGCGCAAATGTCCAATCTCTTTTTAACGAAAATATTGCAGACTCCGCCAACTTTGAAAGTTTGGTTATTCCTGACAAAACACAATATCGTATCTTTTTTACTAAACCTACTAGGGGAGAATCAATTACCAAGGGCGTCATATGCGTAATGAAGGGACAAAAGTTTGAGTTTGCTGAACTTCGTGGAATCAAACCTGCATGCACAGATACGTTTGTAGACGATGGTAACGTGATTGTTTTGCACGGAGATTTTCAAACAGGATACATATACCGTCAGGAGTCGGGTAGCGACTACGATGGCACAGCTATTTTAGGAAAGTATCGTGGTCCTGACTTAACATTTGGTGACGCCGGTATACGAAAACACATGCAACGTGTTATTGTAAACTACAAACCGGACTCTGCAATAGACGCTGATATGTTTATTCGTTACGACTATGAATCAGCAGATGCCCCGCGACCTGCTGCGTATCCCTTAGATTCAAATGATGTTGTTGCTATTTACGGTACGTCTACCTACAACACAGCAACTTACGGGGGTGTTTCCCAACCCTTATTTCGACAGTCCGTAGAAGGTTCAGGATTCGCTGTAGCCTTACGAGTAAACGACGGGGGTACTACCGCCCCATACTCCCTCAAAGGGTTTCAAGTAGAATTTCAAACAGGAGCTAGACGTTAGATGGGTGCTACTTATACCAGACAATCATCCTACACTGACGGCGATACCATCACCGCTGCTCACACCAACGATGAGTTTAATCAGCTACTAGCTGCTTTCGCCGCCAGCACAGGACACACACATGACGGGACCACCGCAGAGGGTGGCCCTATTACAAAGCTGCTGGGGAACACCCTCACATTTGGCGCGGGAACAGCGGGCACAGACATTACGATTACCTTTGATGGTGAAACCAGCGACGGTGTACTCAAGTGGATGGAGGACGAAGACTACTTTGAGTTTTCGGATGACATACTCGTTGCATCCACAGAAAAGTTGCAGTTTCGCGACACCGCTATCTACATCAACTCAAGCACAGACGGGCAGCTTGACTTAGTTGCTGACACAGAAATACAGATTGCTGCCACTACTGTGGACATCAACGGCAACGTGGATATATCGGGCACTCTAACGATAGGTAGTGCCGGTATTTCTGAAACAGAATTAGAAATACTCGATGGTGCGACAGTTACTACAACTGAACTAAACATCATAGATGGTGACACTTCTGCTGGCACAACAGCAGTTGCAGGTGGCGACGGTATTGTAACTAACGATGGCGGCACAATGCGCCAGACTACAGTAGATACATTTGATACGTATCTTGCTGCTACAACTAAAACTCTTACAAATAAAACTATTGATGTAGACAATAACACTGTGTCAAACATTGAAGTGGATAACCTAAAGTCGGGTGTTCTTGACACAGACTTGTCTAGTGTTGCAGGTACAGACACCACTCTTGCATCAGCCAAAGCCATCAAAGCCTACGTAGATGCACAGCTTACTGCATCTGACCTTGACTTTCAAGGAGACAGCGGCGGCGCACTTAGCATTGACTTAGATAGTGAGACACTCGACATTGCTGGTGGAACAGGTATTGATACCTCTGGCTCTAGTAATACACTGACTGTTGCGATTGATAGCACAGTAGCTACGCTTACTGACACCCAAACTCTTACTAATAAAAGTCTGACAGCACCTACTCTTACTGGTTCGTCTTCTGCTGCTGGCTCTATATTATTTAAAGAAGACACAGATAACGGAACAAACGCTGTTACATTAATTGGTCCTGCCTCTACAGCAGATGTAACTGTGACACTACCATCTAGTGCTGGTACAGTTGCCTTGACTTCTGATATTCCGTCTGCTGGTATATCTAGTGGTAATGTAGCTACTTTTACCAGCGGGGCTGCTGACAATGACTTCCTACGTATTGACGGCACAGCTATCGAAGGTCGTTCTGCATCAGAAGTTCTGTCTGACATTGGTGGACAAGCGTCTCTTACGTTTGGCATATCAGATACCAATGCTGTCAAGATAGATAGCAGTTCTGTAGCCGATGACGAATACGCTCGATTCACAGCTAGCGGGCTAGAGAGCCGGTCAACTGCAGAAGTCTTGTCAGATATTGGGGGGCAAGCTTCACTGACATTTGGTATATCAAACACTAATGCTGTAAAAATTGACAGTTCGTCTGTGGCAGACGACGAGTACGCTAGATTTACATCCAACGGACTTGAGAGCCGCTCTACATCAGAGGTTCTTTCTGACATTGGTGGCACAACGGCTACCGCTGCGGCTAACGAAGCAACTGCCCTAGCTATCGCGCTAGGTTAATCTTGACAATCAACGACTAATAACGTATAATATATCCGAAGAGGGATAACAAATGGCTAACACATTTAAGGTAGTATCGCATGACGTTATGCCAGCATCCAGCGGTACGCCAGAAGACCTTTACACCACACCCGGAAGCACTACCACTATCGTGCTTGGTATGGTTCTGGCAAACGTACACACCAGCCAAGTCACAGTAAGTGTGAAGCTGGTAAGCGATACATCCGGCGGTGGACGTGCAGCAACAAATACAACTACGTTTTTGTTGAAAGATGCACCTATACCTGTTGGCGGTTCTTTGGAGATTTTATCGGGTAACAAAGTTGTTCTTGAAACAACAGACCAGATTGAAGTTGACTGCTCCGTAACGGATAAAGTCAGCGTAACCATGAGCATCATGGAGATAACCTAATGGCGTATCTTGGCAACAATGTACCTGCTAACTTTCAAACACCACCTTCTGTCGTAAGATTTAACGGTGATGCTTCTGACACAACCTTTGCACTAGGCAGGACTATTGGTTCTGTACAAGAGATACTTGTAAGTGTAGATGGTGTTATTCAGGATAGCGCAGCGTACACTGTGCCAGACGGTTCTACACTGA